TCACTGTGCCTGTGCTGGATCCCATATCCAAATCATCTGTTATATCGTAATTGGAAACAATGCCCTGAAACTAGCCAGCGGGGTTGCCAGCAATGCTTAGGAGTTCACCACTTGTTACATCAAAGAAACCACGAAATATTTTGCATTCACTGCCTTTAATTCTGTTGTTGATAATGTCTGTGACATTGGAACTAGGCACACCAGCAATGGCAATTGAAATATCACTAGGCGATGCACGAAGAGTGTCTTCAGTGCTGCCGATACTCAACAATTGACCCAATCCAGTATAACTCAACCCTGCTATGCTGTAGGCTTTGTGATAGTCACTGAATGTCAGTATGGCATACCCTGGTATGTCTAACTTCACAAACAGGTTGGTCTGTATGTTTTTGTAGGCACTAAGATCAATGGCCATTAAAAACTCTCCGCAAACACAAACGGACCATCCCAGGCCACTTGGTCCCTAGCAAAGATATTCCAATTAGGAAACTTCACGCATATCACACTCCAAGTCACTGCCTGTCCTACCAATAAGGTGTAGGTGCCTGCGGCATCACGCAGGGGTCTGTGTAGTGTAATGGTGTTTGAATTGTGTGCAACATCAGCGGCCACGGTATAGACCTTGCCACTTGCTCCTAGTTGTATGAAGTCACCTGCTTTGAATTTGAACTGTCCGGCACTAAGTCCGCTGGTGCCACCTGTGATAGTCACGGTGTTGCCCGAGGTTGCTGATACTGTAATCGCAGAGACATTGCTGAGATTGCCTTGATAACCATTAAGCCAACTTTGTCCTGCAAGATTAATTTGTATGGTGCCAACAGTGACTCTGTCTAGTGCTTCCATCTTTTCAATCAAGCCACGGAAATCACTCCACTTGGGTCCATTAGGCAAAGACACTTCAAATTCCCATATCTGTCCACCCAGGCTTGTGGTTTTCACTGTGCCATCACGGCTGGTGCTTTGTGCTACTTTCTTTTTCTTGTTGATACTGATTGCTTGACTGTAATCAATAACGGTTTGAAATGCTGTGGTCATTATTATCTCCTACCCGTCGGTATGGTTCGTCTACCTTGTTCTGTGACAGCGTAGATGAAACTTGGATCCGACGCCACTAATTGTTTGAAACTTTGTGCATCTACTGCTGATATGTTGTAGGTCACTGTGCCGCTGGCCAATTCATTGTTAGGGATAACACGATTGCCACTGGCACCTACTAGAAGTTCAGGACCTCGTTCACCAACTATCACAGGACCATTAGTGCCGATTAGGCCGCCTGCGGCAAAGCCTGGAATCAAATCACCGATAGATACTGATCCTCGCTTGCTGGTGCTGCCAAACAAGCCACCGAATGTCTGTGCTATCAAGGATCTCACTTGACTGCGTAAAAGTTCTTCTAACACGCTGTTCAAGAAGCCACGGAATTCAAACTTACCTGTCTTGGCAAAGTCCACAATTGAATCTTCCATACCTTGTGTGATCTTGCTAAACACACGCCCAGCGGTTTCAAAATTGTTTCTTGCTGATTCAGCATAGGTCTTAAATGCTTTTTCAAACCCTTTGCTGAAGTTTTCTTGATTTTTGAGATCTTGTTCTTGTTGTCTTTCAGTAATTTTAATTCTTTCTTCAAAGATGTCATTGATTTCTTGTTCTCTAGCGGCTCTTTCTGCGGCTGGTAGGTCTTTGATCTGCCTAATACGACGCAGGATCTCTTCACGCTTTTCTTCTATGTCTGTTATGGCTATTAAATTGTTTCTTTCTCTGTCTGTGTCACCGAGAGTGATGTTCAATAGTTTGTTGCGGTCTTGCATTTGTTTGTTCAATGCCTGCTCTTCTTCTCCGCGGGCCTTGCTGGTGCGAATAATTTCTTCAATGCGTTTGGCTTCTTTTGCTTGTTCTTCCGCCAGTCTTTCTCTTTCACGCTGTGATTGTTCTAAGAAACGCTGAACAATGTTGGCTTCATCACTGGCTGCTTTGGCTGCAATTTCTTTTCGCTTGGCAGCAAGTTCTTTTGCTCTTTCCTCTAGTGTAAGTTTTGTATTGGCATCGATACGCAGTTGTTCTTTGGCAATATCAGCCTCTGAATTAATTTTTATTGCTTCAAGGTCTGCTTGTAATTTATAGGTCTGAGCAGTTTCTTTGTCTGACTGTGAGACTAGACTGGCCAGTCTTTCTGTATTGCTTTTCAACAGCCCTTGGCGTTTGATATCCGCTTCCATTTCAGCAATGCGTTGAGCACTCTGTTTAGCGGCTTCTACACCACTTTCTGGCCTATCTCCAAAGCCACCTTGAGTTGGTTTGTCTTTACCTCTTAATTTGGCCTGTGCTTCTGCTTCTGCTTTGGCTGCGGCGTCTCTGGCCGCTTTAAATTTTACCTGCTCTGCCTGATATTGTTCTCGATCTTTTTTGGCTCTTTCTACTAATGCGTGAACACCACTGCCAAGTCCAACAGGATTTTTTATGTTTGCCCCAAACATATTCAGAACACTTGCTATGGCGTCAGTTGGTATGTTAAGAATGTCGCCTACCAATGTGCCTAGAGACTCTGTGATCTTGGCTAATCCGCTACTGATACCACCTTCATTTACAATTTTAGCAAACTCACCAAACGCAATTACCAATTGTGTCTTGATCTGTTTACCAATCAACTCCATTGAGTCATTAAGTTTGTCTAGTTCCTTAGCGGCTTCATCGTATCTTAAATCAGCAATATCTGCAAGTTTGTCTGTTTCTAATTGTCTAATGATCTTGCCAGCAACATCAATGGCGGCTGCAAGTTCAGCGGCACTTAGTCCACCTGCTCTAAATCTTGCTATTAAGTCGCCAAAGATATCATTGGCATCACGCACATTTCCGTTGGTATCAGTGACAAAAACACCTAATGTTTTAAATGCCTTTTGTAGTTGTTCATTGCCCGAGGCTGCTTCTGCCGTGCTTTGTCTTAGTTTGAATAATATTGCGGCAGCGTCTTCTGCTTTGCCACCTGCGGCGATAACACTGGCTGCAAAATTATTCACTCTGCCTGCGGCTATACCAGTGGCACCACTGATGTCCATAACCTCACCGGCCAGTCTAAGTGCTGTGCCTCCTAGTGCTGAAAGAGCAGTGCCGGCGGCTGCGGCCGCAAGGCCTACAGGACCTAGTTTACTAACAATGCCACCTAGGGTGTTTTGTAGTGGGCCACCAACCTGTCCAAAACTTTCTACATCTGCTTTTAGATTCTGTATGCTGGCACTGGTGCTTTTAATGGCACCTTCACCAACTGTTTTAAATCTAAGAATAAAGTCTTCAATAGTGGCCATAGTCGCTCCTTACGCCTTGTCTGCTAGATATTTTTGCACTGCTTTAATAGTGGGTTCAGTCATACCAACACCACCTTTCTGTTTTGAGTATCCTTGATCTAATCTCACAGCATAAGGATAGTCAGCGTGGATGATATCATTTTTTAATCTTGTCTTACTGCGAGCATTGCCTTTGTCTACGGGTGTGTATTCTTTGAATGTGTCATAGGCTACACGAGCCAAGGCGTTGGGAGTTGTATTCTGTTGAATATTTCTAAGCCGCATTGTTATGTTGTTGTTTGCGTTTTTCATTTTTTACTCTCTCCATCATTGCCTGCATTTGATCCATAGACAACTTGGGTGGTTGTTTGACTCCTGTGCTGACTTCTTCTTGAATCTTCTGTTCCCAAGCAACCAACGCTTCTGTCACTTTGATATCATACAATGTGCCTCGGCTTCGGACTTCGCTGGGCAATAGTCCATAGGCTTTGGCCATTCTACCTATGCTGATGACTTCGGCGAATTCCCAGTCTGCTTCTCCGATTTCTTGGGTTTTGACTTTCCCAAAAAATCATTTACTCCTACCAACACTCCTAATACCAAATCAATTGGTAGAACTTCGTCTGGGCCCAAAGCGGGGCTACCGTCTTCTTTGCGAATCATATCACGAAGTAGTTCATTAAGTTCGTTGGTCTTTTGTTCTTGTTGTAGTCTATAGAATTTGAAATAGGAATCAATACCTAGTTCATCCATCATCCAGAAAGTGAGTGTTTCGCCGTAGCGTTCTACGAGATCACTGTCCGTGATTTCTATTTTGACTAATTTGGGTTTTTTTGCTAATGTTGAAATGTCCATCTGTTAATCCTTTTGTCTGTTAATCAATTCGTGTGCCAATACCAAGAGAAACTTGATACGACCTTGAGCCTTTTCTAGATCACCACGGGCACATCTTACTTCATTAGTGCATTTGGCAATCTCTGCTATTAGGCTCTCTAGCAGTTCTTTATCGCTCTTGTTATCTAAGAGATCCATAAATCTTTGTTCCTTTGTATTTATAGGCAGTTAAAGAAAAGGGGGCTGTTATGCCCCCTATCCTGACTCGCTCCCGAGTTCTTAAGTTGCCGCTACTGTGTATTCACCAGTCACTGTAATAGTGATTGGGGATACCCAAACAGGTGCATCTGCTGTCACAGTCGGTGCAAGGCCAGTGATGTATCCTGTGCCTTTGATGAATGTGTCAGTAGTAGAGTTTTCAACTCTGATTATGAAGTTAATCAATGTCTTGTTACGACTGCAACCAAATAGACCTTGTTCTAGAATAGTGCCTCCTACTCCTGCCGCTAAAGAAGTGCCGAAGAATGTTGCTTGATCAACAACAATGTTCATTGCAATACTATTTGTAGAGGTGGTAGCAACCTGCTTCTTAGCAGTTGAATCTAATTGGCTCCAAGTAAAGACATCGTTAGCCGCATTGATAGTCATATCTTGTAGTGCTGGAACTGATAGTGGGCTTGCCGCTTGCGTGATGTCAGTCTCGCTTGAGGCGACATCTAGCGTTAGCGTCACTGCGTTAGCAGTGCCCGGTGCTGGGTTAATATATGCCATTTGGCAATCTCCTTTTTATGATGATAATTTTGTAAATCGTATTTCTATCTCTGTTACCATAACATCGTTCTCATAACTTACTGCGACATTGGCTTCACGACGGTTTGTGCCATCAGCGATGTCAATGTTTTTAGCGGCTATGAGATCTAATACTAGGG